CTAAACAAACTAAACAAACTAAACAAACTAAACCAAAACAAGGAGAAGCAAGATGAAAGCGTTAGTGATTGATGCCAAGACAGGCAAAGAAGTAAGAGAGAACCAATGGGTAAACCGCAAAGACATCAAGGGATACTACAGGCGGTATGAGATATTAGAGATATACGAGGGCGATGAAACCGCAAGGGTCAGGGTTCTTACTGGTGATGATGGGTATCTCTACACCACGCAAGGCTTCCACAAACTAGGTTTAAAAAAGGTGATGTTGTAGGGTAAATAAATAAAAGGAGAGAGTCATGAAATGGAATAAAAGCTGGATCAACGGCGGGGACTTGTTTGCTAGGGTAGTTCTTACCCTTGCTTATTTATATTTGTTTGTTCATGTAATTGTTTATATAGGGAGGTGAGTATGTTTAATTGGAGAGAGTGGTCAGGACACAACGCACGACTAGCTCAGGCTAGGCGGGACAAACAAAGAGAAAGGAATAAACAAAATGGGATATAGAAGCGAAGTGGCATACATGATTAGATTCAAAGACAAGGCACAACGAGAATCATTCATAGCATTACAACTTGTCAAGCAAGACCCCGACATCAATGAAGCTCTGAAACATCTTAAGCAACTAGGAGATGACAAGCTGTTCTTTCATGTGCCTGATTGGAAATGGTATGACGGATACGGCGAAGTCAAAGCACACACTACCTTGTATGAAGAAGCAATAGAACTATACGAGGACTCAGCGTATTTGTTTTACAGACTGGGCGAAGACCTAGAGGACATTGAGCAACATGATGGCGGTGATGTAGATGACCTATGGGATTACATGAGTGTGCAGAAATACATCAACCTAGACATAGATACAAACCAACTTAAAGAAGTGCTAACCGAAGAAGGAGAACTAGCATGAAGAACTTAACGGCAGTATGTGTAGAGAAAGACGATAGTAAAGAGTATGTAATGCACGAAGTAAGTTATGAAGCAGAAGATGGCAGTATCGTATCGGGTCTAGTAGTAGCAACAGACCCATTAGATGCAATAAATAAAACACGCAACCAACTGAAAGGAAACTAAGATGACTACATTTACAATGCAAGACTTAACACCTGAGCAACAACCACAGGTGGAGAACACCTCCACCAACACAACCATACAAGGCGCAACTGGTGCGCAATATACCCCAGTAGACCTGACACAGTTTCACAAACCAATCGAGGAGATTAACAAACCAAACATACATCAACTAGCACAACAACTTACGCAGTCATTCAACACCCTCATCAACGCAATCCTAGAACTACAAGCGGGGGATAAGCAACCAGTGTCTTCTTCATCGGGGGATTTAAACGAGGCGGTGGGGACTGTGCTTGAGCAAGCCGAATGGTTTGATGAAAAGGTGGGGGAATGGGTAAACACTAGGTTTGAGGAATATGACTTCAGCTACGACATCGAGCAAGCGGTAGAAACTCACTTCAGTAATAGCTTTAGTTTAGATGACCATATTGATGTAGCTAGTGAGATTGAAAGTATTGTTGATGATCGGCTAGATGATATGGTGCAAGAGAAATTAGAAGAATATCTACGAGAGAAGTTAAGCACCGCCACAATCTCATTCAACTAAAGCAAAGGTGGAGAGAACCTCCACCACGAAAGGAGAAAGTATGGAAACCATAGTAGAACCACAGACCTACACTATCCAACAGCTTATAGAACTAGAGCAAGACGAAGCGTTAGAGAGGATCAGGCGTTGGTGGCAAGAGCATGGCGCAGAGCATGATTGGTGGGACTATATCTATGATGATGCTAAGAGCGAAGGCTACCAACTAGGCTTTGTTATCAACGACATAAACTTTACAGGCTTTTACTCACAAGGTGATGGCGCTTGTTGGGAAGGACAAGTTGATTTAGCTAAATGGCTCAAGACGCATACCGAGGACAGTATAGGTAGAGAAGCATGGCTTACTTTGATACGAGAAGAATACTGCGACAAGCATTTAGGTGTTAGATTTAGCGGTAGGGATTCACACAGCAACACCATGCGCTGTAATGGTTTAGATTGGGTAGATGATATTGATGGGTTCGGTATCAAAGATGAAGATGCGTTCCTCAAAGGCGATAGTATCTTCAATGGTATGCGATACACAGACCTACACAACATCATTCGCTCATCAGGCTACCCATACACAGACCCCAACGATTTAGAAGAAGCCATGTTCGAGAGTGCTAAGGACTATGCTGATGAGATATACAAACGACTTAGGAAAGAATACGAATACATCATGAGTGATGAGAACCTGATTGAGATGTGCAGTATCAACGAGTGGAAGTTTAACAAGGAGGGAGAAATGGTATGAGATGGGTAGGTTGGGCAATCAATGTAGCAAAACTAAATCTATATAAACAACAACTGAAAGGAATCAAAATGAGAACATACAACGAAGCAGTAGCGCATTACGAGAAGTGCAAAGCACCAACAAGAAGTGCCAAGTGGTTAGCTATGCCTGACAAACCAAGATACCTACGCAATGTATCAGCAGATCATATGGGTATCCACAAGACAGACGAGGGCGCTATTTACTATCGCCTATACAACACCAATGTAGCTATCTTCTATCCACCCGAAGCCAACGGCAACCGCAAGGTAGTCACCAACTTCTACAACAGTCAGACCACTAGCATCTTTATGTATGAGAACAACTTACACTACTACGATCAGGCAACAACAGAGGGTAAGCAAGTCAAAGTTCCATATGTAGCATCGTGGGACAGGGATAAGCAACAACACACACCCTCGGCAGTTCTTTACTTTGACAGCAACGACAAGCTCATCACCGAGCTATCTCATCACAAGGACATCTATACATTCAAGTCATCAGCCGAGGACAAGGAGAAGCGCAAGCAAATCAAAACCAAACTTGACACCCTTATGACGCTTGCCATGTTCAGACTACCTGAGTATCGGGCTAATGTAACCATTGAACAAGTGCTTGGTGAACCATTCGGCACGCAGTATCGCAACAAGCCACAGTCGATTGATGACTTCGAGCGCACAGTAAGCAACCTAGGTTCAGATGCAACCGAACACCCCGAATACATTCAGAACTTCTTAGATATGGGTCAGGCGGTATTCGATATCCTAGCTAGCAAGAAAGTCTACAACCATATCCCTGAGGGTGAGCGTTGGCAAGGTAGTTTGTTTAGAACATGGAACTTAACGACAGAGCAAAGAGATGCGCTCAACAAACAACAACACGAGATAGCAGATCAGGTTACTGCCGAGGAGTTCAAGAAGTCGTTAACAACCCGCTTGCTGGAGATAGCCAACCTCAAGACTGGCACAGTCAAAACACCTTGGGGGCAGTTCATGGACACTATCCCACGCAAATACTATGTGTAGTAGTGTTGATACTAAATCTAGTATCAGGGTTTACAATAATGTCTAAGACTTTACAGAGTAGTATCATGGAAGAAAGCCACAACATATAGTGGCAAAGCAGTAATCTCACGCAGTTCAATCGCAGTATACAAACACACGAAAGGTAACAAATTATGCAGATGCTTTCATTCAAGCAAGTAACGCAGTTAATCAAATCCGTAGGTCATAAGCGCACGATCATCGTCGAGGGTGAGAATGGTATCGGTAAGACTGGTCTGTTCTATCACTTAGCTAACGACCCCTTCTTTGCTAACCATGTTCATGTAGACCCAATCGACTGCACGCAGTTATCAGACGGCTCGGTGTGGATGCCCGACATCGACAGAGAGAAGGGTGTCAGTCGTGAGTTACCCAATGAGCGCTTCGGTGTTCACAAGGACAATCAGAAAGGTGTCAACGGCTCTCGCCCCGCACTTGTATTCTTAGACGAGATTGCAAAGGCTCGGCAGTATATCAAAGATGTGCTAGCCCCAATCGTGTATGAGAGAAGGGTAGGTAACTACCATATGCCCGAGGGTAGCGTAGTGTTCTGTGCGACTAACTTATCAGTCGAGGGTCTTGGTGATTCCATTCAAGCTCACTTGCGTAATCGTTTGGTGTTCGTCAAGATGCGTAAGCCTACGCAAGCTGAGTGGCGTGAGTGGGCTATTGATCGTGGCTTAGCACCTGAGGTTATCGCATGGACTGATGAGGTAGGTCAGACATTGTTTGATAGCTTCCTTGATTATCAGACTGGCGCTAAGTATGACGGACAGAAGATGGAAGCACACAATCAATACATCTTCAATCCATCTATTGCACAGACCTCGTATGTCACACCACGATCTATCCATGCGGCATCAGACATCGTGTATGCCAAAGATGGTATGGACATGGAAACTTTGCTAAGTGCTTTATCAGGCACGATGGGTGAGGCTGGTGCTGAATCACTCAAGGCTTTCATTCAGTTCGGTGAGCAGACTCAACCATTCCCACGCATTGTTGCTGAGCCTAAGACTTGCCCTGTGCCCGACAATCCAGTAGCGCAGATCATTACAGTTCTCAAGTGCATTACACAAACCAACGACAGAGAACAAGCCGAAGCAGTATGCGAATACATCTTGCGTATGCGTCGTGAGATGCAGTCTATGTTCTGTCACAACCTTGCACAGTCTACTCGTGTGTCTAACTTCGTGACTGTCAAGCCATTCCAAACCATGCTTCAAGATAACAAGATTTACTTCACAGGCAAATAAGGAGAACAGTATGTCAAGCATATGGGAAAAGATGGCGCTCAATGATCGTATCGTTGCGTGCCATGTAGATATTAGTAATCACAAAGACTTCGCTACGCTATCAGGTGTAGTGTATGTAGGTGATGTCAAGCTAGACGAAAGCATTGTGACTGCCGCTACTGATGGTCGTAATGTTTACTATGCGCCTAGCTTCATCGGTGATATGACTCGCAAGCAACTACGCTATCTAGTTCTACACGAGTCATTACACAAAGCACTACACCATTGTTCAGCCTATCTGAACTTATGTAAAAAATATCCAGCGCTATGCAACAAGGCTATGGACTATGTAGTCAACGGCACGATAGAAGAAACCGACCCGACCTTTGCCTTTGTAGAACGACCAACCAAAGTAGCACCGCTTGTTGATGCTAAGTATCTAGGCTGGTCTTTCGTAGAAGTTCTACAAGACTTAATCAAGGAGTGCGAGGAGTCAGGCGGTGATCCTACTGCTGGTAGCGGTGAGGGTGGTGAGGGTTGTTTAGATGGGCATATCCTCGGTGAGCTAGCCGAAGCATTACAGACCAAGACTGCACAAGAGATTACAGAAGCGTTGCATCAAGGCAAGATGTTAGCCAAGCGTATTCAAGATCGTGGTAATGGTCGTAATGGCAGTGCGTTGGATAGACTTACACGCAAGCGTGACACTAACTGGCGAGAGCATATGCGTGACTTCATTACTCAGTTGTGTGAGGGTGATGACTATTCCCGCTTTGCCCCGCCTAACAAACGCTTACTACCACAGGGTATTCTTATGCCGTCGCACTTCTCTGAATCCACAGGCGAGCTAGTTGTTGCTTGTGATACATCGGGTTCTATGATGGGTCTGTATCCTACTGTGTTCGGTGAGATTGCACGCATCTGTGAGAATGTAAAGCCTGAGCAAGTGCGTGTGCTATGGTGGGAGTGCAACATCGAGGGTGAGCAGATATTCAAACCTCAAGACTTCCATCGCATACCCGAGTTACTACAACCGCAAGGTGGTGGTGGCACACGACTGACTTGTGTATCCGAGTATATGACTGAGAAGAAGATCAAGCCAAAAGCCACAATCATTCTGTCAGACGGCTACATAGAATCAGACTACATACTACCCGACTGCCCTATCCTGTTCGGTGTAGTGGACAACGATAACTTCGTTAGCAACAAGGGCAAGACTGTTCGTATCTATTCATAAACAACAAAGGAGAATTACTATGACACGCTTTAATATTGATACCTGCGCTATGTTGGTAGAAGTAAATGTTCGCCAATGGACTGCACGCAAACTAGATAGAAACACAACCGATGAAGTATTGGCAACCAAGCAAGCTGGCAGTAAAGGTGCGGCTCGGGTCAACAAGAACTTGCTTGCTGGTCGCCCTGAGTTAGAAACAATCAACCAATGCGTAGGTGAGATTCGCACCTATGTGTATGATGTTACTTTGCCTTGGTCTGATAGTGGTCTACGCTTGTTAACTACTTCTAAGTTCATGGAGTTCAACCAGCGTATGCAAGACTACGAGGATAAGTTCAATGCACTTGTTGATGACTTCGTAACTACTTACCCTACTCTGATTACTGCGCAAGCTATGGCGCTAGGCGATATGTTCAACCGCACCGAGTATCCGACACCTGATGACATCAAGCACCGCTTCGACTTCCGAGTTAACTATATGCCTGTGCCAACCTCAGGTGACTTCCGAGTTGATGTGGGTAATGATGCACAAGCAGAGCTACAAAAGAAGTTAGCAAAGCTAGCTGATGAGCGTATCGAGAACGCTATGGGTGACATCAAGACCCGACTCAAAGATCACCTCAAGCGTATGTCTGATCGCCTAACTGTGGACTACACAGGACACAAGGCGCAACCTCGTATGTTCCACGCGTCGTTATTAGATACGGCACAAGAGCTATGCTCACTAGCTAAAGACTTAAACATTACACAAGACAAGGAGTTAGAAAATGCACGCATCGCCTTGCACCAAGCTATCAATGGTCTGGAAGTTGATGACCTACGCAAAGACCTCGACACCCGCCAAGCAGTCAAGAAAGATGTTGATAGCATCTTGGACAAATTCAACTTCTAAGGGGGGTATATGACAGATAGAGAGAAAGAGATTGACATAGTTCATGATGCGTTTAATCAATTAGTTAGTCAAGACTATGCCGATTTTTTAGATGAAGATAAACTAGAACACAACGAAGAACTGTTCAACGCTTTTTATGCTGGCGCAACTTCAGGTCTGTGCTTTATAAAAGAATGGAACGAAAACAATAGGAAAACAAAATGAACGCAGTCATTAGAGTAAGTAATAGCAGAGCCTTAATCAAGATGTCCCCACCCATGACAAGACATGGGCAACCAGTGTCAAGAGCTATGCTCAGGGGGGTCATGACCGATGACATCATCGAAGCGCTTCAGAAACATAACCAAGCAAAAACAAAAGCGCTCATCGAGCAGATGGGTAACAAATGGCTATGTCACAAAGATAACTTTATTACACGCAAAGACGGAAAGGTCTACAAATGAATTCAATTAGCTTAACTGATTTAACAACAACTAACCCAAAACACGAAAAGGATATGTTCAAATGCTACGAGGTGAAGGGAGTTCTTTATGTCCCCACTTACAACGAAGATGGAATTTACATCGGCCCATGCGGAAAGAAGTATTTAGAAACAGACCTTATTATGGCTGGTGCAAGAGCAGTAAAAGAATCCCTGTATGTAACACGCTCAAGAAAAGGTGGTTAAGTAGTGTCTGAAATAACAGCAACCCACGCCGAGATACGCAAGGCTCATGAAAAACTTATGGAGAGAAAGTATTGTTCTTCATGCCATGCGTATCAAATGCTAGACGGCGGTAAAGATGTGCCGTATGCAAACGGCAAGAGAACTCGGTGGCAATGCCTTAATTGTCACAAAAAGATAAGTGAACGGAAGTATCAATCTAAAAAGGAGAAGTGAAATGTTAAAAGAATTAAATCTGTGGGAATTAAGTTGTGAAGTTGAAACTGTTAGCTATAAGTTAGATAGCATTAAGAATGTAATAGAGATTCTAGCTGAGCGTGAAATCCACGAACCCGAGAGCGGTGCGTTGTGGGCGGTGCTTGAGATGCTAGAAGTTCAGACACAGAAGCTCGAGGAACTGGCTAACGAAGCTATGAACTTGCATAGGGAATCTCTACCTAAAGATAAACCAGCACCAGCTAAAAAGGAGAAGAAGAAATGATTAGATGGTTATGGAATAAGATGATGCAGTGGGGCTGGGACTTTAATCGTAAGGAAGTGGCTGAATTAAGGCATAGAGATAGTTGGGATGGCGTTGTGTTAGAACACAGTATCCCTAGCATGGATGGGTTCAGAATGTCAGTAGCCGATGCAGTTAATGGCAAAGTCATTCAGATCAGCAAGCCTATCCTTAACAACAAAGGGCACAACACAGGCGACAGAGAAGCAGAGATATATGTCGTTGCAGAGGGGCAGTCTTTGATGGATGTTGTTAACACGATACTTACTTTGGAGGATGCAAAATGAGAGATGATTGCGGCGGGGAGCCAATCCCTTTCGTTGGCTGGATTCAATATAGCGATGACACAGTTCACAAAGCTATTACCAAACACGACATGGTAAATCACCCAACGCATTACACCTCGCACCCTAGCGGGATTGAGTGCATAGAAATCACGAGGCACATGGGTTACAACTTAGGTAATGCCGTCAAGTATATTTGGCGGTGCGACTTAAAGAAGGAAGCGGTAGAGGATTTAGAGAAGGCGGTTTTTTATTTGCAAGACGAAATTAAAATGAGAAAGGCAAAGAAATGTTAGAGCAAGACATTAAACGAGTAGCAGAGGAGATGGATGCGCTTGGCTACAAGAAAGCGGCAAACATTATTTTAAGACAACAAGAAGAGATTCAACTGTTACAAGAGCAGTTCGACAGGGCGATTGAGTTTCTAGCTAAAGCAAACAACTGGAGCAAACAATGATGGAAATGTTATCACTATTCGTGGGTTATTTTTTACATGAGTCCGACGCATCTAACTGGTGGTGGACTATCTACTGGATTATTGTAGGGCTATATATGCTAGAACGATTAGGCAAGTATAGAAAAGATATGGTAGCCAAGATGGAAAAGGACATCGAAGAACAACGCATTTACTGGGAGGGTAAAAACGATGGACAGAAATAACCTTTTTAGGCTGGCAATATTCTGTATCTTTCTTGGATTCGTTATAGAAATCTTTATGTTTTCTCGTAATGCTAGGGCTTGTGAACAAGAAACCTTTGTCATTGACGGCAAAATTATAGTATGCTCTAGCTGTGCTGGCGTAACTGTTTGTAATTAAAGGACTAACATGACAGAATTAAGTAGAGCAGAAGTAGTAGAGCTAGCCTTAGAAGCTAACTTTGGTAAGCATGAGGTTATGAAAGATGTAACTAAGTTTGAACGATTCGCTAGGCTAGTAGTAAGAGCGCTTGATGAAAAGGACTTAGATAAATTTGACATGGATGGGAGATGCTGATGCTGGAAAATATAGTAAAGCCTACCACGCTGGACAATGATGTTGCGGTTATAAAGATACTGCAACTGATGGGTCAACTAACACCTAACGATATTCGGTATGTGCTAAGTGTTGCCAGCCAAGTCTATGATGCAATCAACATAGGAGAAAAGCATGAATGAACACGACGGCGGTAAAGGTGATGCGCCACGCCCACTAGGTGTATCAATGGATGAGTTTGACAAGAACTTTGACAGGATTTTTAAGAAGGAAAAAGATGGCAGCCTGACAGTAAATGTAGATGCCGAACAGGGCGAAGCAAGCGTAGCAGTAAACAAAACTTGGGAGATTGAATGAGGAATTGCCCCGAGTGCAAAGCTAAGTTAAAGACTACACAAACTCGTCAAGCAAGTCAGCACCCTGATTGGGTGCGTAGACGGCGGGTATGTGTGGCTAACTGTGGCTTTCGAATAACAACGATAGAAATACCGATGGCAGACTTGACCCTAGAACAACAAGGAGAAGTAGATGGCACAGACACCGGAGAAGAAAGTTAAAGATGCAGTAACAAAAATCCTTAAACACTACAACGCTTATTACTTTTATCCTGTAATGGGTGGATATGGTCGGTCAGGTATCCCTGACATCATAGCGTGTTATAAAGGTCGTTTTATTGCGATAGAATGTAAGGCTGGCAAGAATACGCTGACGGCATTACAAGAAGCAGAATTAAAAAAGATTGAAGAAGCAAAAGGATATGTGCTGGTGGTCAACGAAGAAAACATCGACTTCGTAGACGGCGCTTTGCAAACGATGGAATGGATTGAACAACACAACGAAAGAAACGAATGACTGATAAAACAACAGTAGACAGCGCATTAGAAGCCATTTATGAATTACTAGAAGCCTCAGCAGATGACCCTAGCGTGTCTATAGTTTTGGTAGTAGCAAACAGCGAAACAAGTAGCGTCAAAGTATGTGGACTAAACATTGATGAGATGGAAGTTCCCATTCTTCTTTCTGAAACTGCGGCTGAAATTGGGCATAGAGTATTGGAACAGATTAGCGACAGGACGTTAAATTGATGAACGCAAATGAAATAGCTGATAAATTAGAGCAAGGTCATTGGGAAGGTGGCACAAGAGAACAAGCAGCCACCATGCTACGCCAGCAACAAGCTGAAATAGAGGCATTAAAAACATATAAACCCAATCAAACATTGGAGTGTTCTTTTGATTTGGCTGGACTTAAACCGCCAGCAAAGACATTAACAGATGAGGAAATATGGCAGATTACCGAAGATTTTTGGAAAAGAGATTGGACAACGCTTGATGTTGGGTTTGCTAGAGCAATACTAAGAAAGGCACAAGAGAAATGAACGCAAAACAAATAGCTGATGAATTGGAAAACATTTATTGGATACAGGGCGATGGAAAAGGCAAACCATTTCAGCAGTATGCAGACTTTGTACGCCAGCAACAAGCTGAAATAGAGGCGTTGAAAAAAGAAGCCGCATTACAAAGGCTATCTGATTTTACTCAAGAGGCTGACAATGAACCAGTAGCGTGGATTGCAAGAGGCGATAACACAAGCGTATTTTTTGATTTGGATTGTGCTTTATCTATTGATGACAGTCCAACACCACTCTACACCCATCCAGCAAAGACACTAACAGATGAGGAAATAGAGGAAGTGTTTAGAACTGTGGAGCAAGACTTTGCTTTAACAGAATCTAAAAAATCCGATGGTGGTTGGAGAAACTTTCCTGTTGAA